GAAGGCGCCTCGACCGTCGGCACGGTGACAACGGCCTTGGACGGGGCGGCCGGCTTCTCGGCCTTGACCGCCTTCGGGGCCTTCGGAGCCTTGGCGGCGACGGGTGCAGGGGCGGCGGCAACAGGGGCGACGGGGGCGGCGGACTTCTTCGGGGCCATCTTGTTTGACTTAACGGAAGCAGAAGAAGAGGACATTTCTAACGCACTGGTATACTCTTACCTCCGGCGGTCATGTAAACCGCTTCTCCGAGAAAGTTTGGTGGGAGACGTTTTGTGTAGGACAATAAACGCGCCTTAGCTCCAACATAGTACGCACGGTACGCGACAACGGGGTCTGGATCATGAAACTCTTCAGGCATGGCCAATCTAGGAAGTGTCCATCCAACATCCACAAGTTTTTTAGGAGAATGCGCTGACAACCAGGTCAGATGATGCTGTGTCTTGTGAACCTTTCCATACCGATACGTATACTCTGCACACAATGCGAGTCCAAGGCGGCATAGCCATGTATAGTTAGCCAGAGACTCGCGAACCCATCGTGCGAGAGGATGATTGGGATGTGTCTTGCGATATGCATCGTCGGGAAGTGGCGACTCATAGACCCAATGTGCAGTATAGAGAAGCTGTGCAGTCTCGAGGATCATCTTCACCACGTGTTTATCACAGTGAAGACGAGCCGCTTCGTCGGGGTTCAGAGAGAGGAAGAAGATATTCATTGTGCTCGGTACGTCGAGTACCGTCGTCGCCTAAATCCGTTTTTCCGACGAAGTGTACGACCCTTTCCCTTCTTTAGAAGACGATCGTTCTCATTCAGAAGGGAGACAAAGTTCCTCCGTGTTTCTTCACTGCGAACCCGCAGTCCATTGTGCCTAGCCTTAAATTTGCGTGAGAACTCGCCAAACGCCCTGATTTGATTTTCACGAGCATCCTGAACCCTCTGGATCTGCATGCGTCGAATTAGAGCAGAAGGTTGATCCATTGTGACTAACAGCGATATAATGCCGACAGTAGGAGGAAAACGATGTCATATGAGCGAGAGTCTGTCAGTGCGATCGTCAACAGGTTCAGTGAATTGATCATGTAGCCCGTAGTTGATGGATTGTCAGCTAACCAGGCCTTTGTGCATACTGTTAGAACCCTGCGATTGGGCTTTGGTACTGCTTCAAGTTCGTCCATGAAAATACGAAACATTGTACGCATATTCACGTGAGTCAAGTTCGCAAACTGTTGAGGGTGAGCATCTTCGAACCCATAGCTGCGAAAAATATGAGCCAACACAGTCCATCGTCTTGTTATGTTTTCACGTAGATCCCTCGATGGCGATGGAACCGAGAGTCTGTTTCGTCGCCGATGTAAATGAAGACGACGAAGCCGAGCAAGAACTGAGTGATCAATGGCAACCTGTGTGTATGGATTCGTAGGTGCCACGGATCGAATCGTCCACTCCCATAGACTTCCAAAATCAAACCACCATATTTTCCCGGCTTCCTCAAGCCCAAAGTAATCAAATGGGTGCTGTCGATCCTTGGATTCCGTTGTTACAAGATCCTCGTCATTAACGCACTCCTTTCGCCTGAGTACGCCTGGCCCCGCTAACGCCAATACCTTTCGAACACACCAACCCCGGTACACTGCCTGGACTCGCGTGAAGCGCAGAATCTTTGACTGGTTGCGCGTAGCCCATAGGATTGGATCTTTCGCACGTGCGTGACGGCCACACAGATTCACCCCCTTAAGTGCATCGGATGGGCATTGGTCAAAAGATGCCCTGTTCCGCACGGCAGCACATTGAGGCATTGCTTATCCTGTGCCAAGTCTTGAAAACTGGAAACCTGCGCGGAAAACGGATGCGATGGTCGGCACGGTAGTGGATCTCACAACAATCAAAATGGCTACCTCTACCATCATCCCTTCTGAGAACCTGGACATCAACCGCGTCATGATCGGCGAGATTCGTCCGAACAAGGCTGGGGGTAAGACCGTTCCCGTCAAGTACAATGGCCAGGCACTGCAGGTTCGTATTCCGCGTATCTACTACCCGGCCGGAGTTGTCGTCCGCGAGGACGAGAAGTCTGGTCAGCGCAACTATACGATGTTGGCTTCCCTCAAGGGCTGTGACTCGTACGCGAAGGAGCGTTCGACGGACGGTTCGGAGGTTGGTCAGTTCTACAACTTCCTACTGGATCTCACCGAGAAGGTCATCCAGCACTCCATCGTGAACAGCGGCAAGTGGTTTGGTAAGACCAAGTCCGAGCCCGTGCTTCGCGAGACCATGAAGCCGATTCTCACGCCTAGCGTTGAGAAGGTCAATGGCGAGTGGGTTCCGAACGGCAAGTACCCGCCTTCGCTCCGCATGAAGATCTCAATCTGGGACGGCCAGGTTGGGATGGACGCGGTGGATGCGAATGGTGGTGTGATTGAGCTGACCGAGAGCAATCTCGAGCAGGTGTTTGCGAAGCGCATCGAGGCTCGTATGGTCATTACGCCGAGCATCTATGTCACTGGCACTGGATTTGGCGTGACCTGGCGTGTCGTTCATGCGAAGGTGTTCCCGCCGTCGCGTGTGGGTGCCAAGGCCGCATTCGCCGACATCAAGGAGCCCGATGAGCCGGTTGCGGACAAGGAGGAGAACATTGACCTCCCGGTTACGGAGGAGCAGGATGCCGAGGCTCATGCGGACGAGAATGAGCCTAAGGCACGGGCTGCGACGCCTCCTGCGGCAGCTCCTGCGGCGGCTCCTCCGACTCAGAAGAAGCGGAAGTCTCAGGCGGTGTCGTAAAGCCAAGGCGTGACCAGACAGAAGAGTCACCTTTAGGTGGCGAGTATACAATCATCCTATCATCAACAAACCAAATCTTTTCCTTTTCGGGGAAGGAGAGAGGTCGTGCAACTCCGCAAGAGAATGGATGGAGAGATACATGACCACATTTTTCACATGCATGAACCTCAGGGAGCTTGATGAGCATCTCAGGAGTCACTATACGCACATCGCCACGCAGACAGCGTTCAAGGAAGGCAGTGGGTGTTGTCCATCCCTCTGATAGAAATCGCTCATACGAATGCTCGGGCATACGAGACCACAGCGAATCGTTCTCAGTCCATCCGTCCTCCTGCAGGAATGTTGCGAATGGTGAGCTCTTGTGCCACAGGACGGATACATCACCGGGGTTATCCCGTTTGTGTTCAGCCACGCCGACTCGATCGAGATCCTCGGGGTCGTAGAGCCAGTACACATTTGCATGTTCGTAGGATGGATCCTTTGCACCTCTAAAGACCTCGCGACCTTCGACAGACCAGAGATCAGAGACGATGTTCAAATCATGTTCGGTTATATCTGCACTGACCGGGTATACCACCGTGGGGTCGATCGCCGACTGCATCTCTTAATCAAAAGAAACCTTTACAGGTACGTCGTGGATACGCACGGACTTGGTAGCCGATCGACTCAGCTCATGGCGCTTCCGACGTTCACCGTCCTTAGGCTGGATCACCTGCGAACAGGATTCCATGTCGGCATGGATCTCGTCGTAGTGTGTGTCCAGGTACTCAAGAATCTCATCCTGAATAGCCCACTCGAAAAAGTTCAGCTGCCCCACTGTGGTATCCAACCCGCGGAACTGAATTCTCTTCCACCGGCAGAACGGGTCAAACATCTTTTTGTTGTACGCCTTGAGATGCGACTTGTAGACCAAGTACACAATGACGTGATGGTTCCCCTTAGCCATGAAAGAGACATTGTACTTCTTTGAGTAATTGGTAACAAACCAATCCAAAAGGCGAAGACTCAAACGCGACTTACCCGTCAGAACCTCCTCGATGCGGCGAAAATTATCGGGATTCGCATAGAACCCCTCGAGACGCCGCAGTACCCACTGCTCCTTGCTTTGAATGGTCTCCATACCAATTCTGTGTTTCAGCACTGAAAATGAGTTTTCGAATCCGACGCATAAAGAAACGCATGGAGGCAGTCATCACTGAATGGCTGCGTGAACCACCCTACACTCGGCCGAAGAAGCGGCTGAAGCCCTTGATCATGTTAATGGTCGTGGTGACAGGGGTTAGTTACACAAAGACCAGGCGATTCGTCTTTACAGCAATGGACGATGCGATGAAAGGGGAACTTGGACGCATCTGGAT